ACATCAATTTCAACCACCCTCTACTGACTTTTTAAAAAAATTAGGTTACAGATTTTCTAGAACTTTATTAAACCATGATAATATGCAATCAGAAAATTATTTATGGAGAGCAGTAGTTGTTAATGCTTTAGAGGATACTATGATAATAAGAGATGATAGAAAGTCTGCTACCTTAAAAACTAATGCTCATTTATGGATAATTAATAATTGTAAAGATTTTGATAGGGTCTGTGGTTGGGCTATGTTAGATTCCGAACAAGTATCTAATGCTTATAAAAAAGCAGTAGATAGTAAACAAATTATTTTTAGTAATAGACATTTATACTGGCTAAAATACAATTTTTTATTTAAAAAATTTAAAAGTAATATTGATTCTAGAATGAAGAGAAATATAAAAAAAGAGATGAGAGATGTTAAAAGAGCTGCTTTATATGAAGAGGTGAGCTATGACGTCAACGTACACAACTCACCTGCACTAACGGATTGAGAATTATAAGTGATTTACAAAACTCAATACAATAAATATGATAATTTATAGGAGAAGTCAATGAATATTAAACAAAAAATAAAATTTTCTATGTTACTACTATATAGTTATATACAAACTTTTTTTAAAAACATAATTGTAAAATCAGCAAAAGTTTTGGGAAAATGGGAAAAATAGCAGAAAACATAGTATTACAGAGAAAAAGTTTTAGGAAAGTTTTGGGAAAATTCCTAAAGTTTTGGGAAAATAGAGGACCGAACTCTTGCATTTTTTTAAAAAATAAATTTATTCTATAGAGATATATATGCCACAACGAAGTAAACAGATTAGAACAATTGAAGACTTAACAACAAAACAAAAAAAGTTTATCGATACATTAGTTAGTCAATGGGGACAAATAACAAAAACCGATGCTTTAATAAAAGCAGGATACAAATGTAAAAACAAAGATGCTGCAATGGTGTTAGCCAGTAAGTTAACTAATCCAAATTTAAACCCACATGTTTGTAGATACCTAGAACATAAATTAGGAACAGAGAAAGATAAGTATGAAAAAGATAAACTAAGAAGATATAAAACTTTTGAAAGATTACGTGATGGTGCAGAAGCTAAAGGACAATTTACTGGAGCTATAAATGCAGAGTTTAGATCAGGACAATTAGCAGGACAATTTGTGGAAAAAAAAGAAGTTTTACATAGCACTCTTGAGGGTATGAATAGAGAACAATTAGAAAAAAGACTACAAGAATTAGAAAATAAGATAAATGATGGGGGTACAATCATAGATGTTACACCAGAAAAAAAGCAAATCAAAAAGGTTAAGCGAAAAAAAAATTTGGAATAAACTTAACCTTTTTCAAAAAGAACATAAAGAGGCATATTTCTGTAAGATAGAAAGCCCTACAATGAACGGAATACCTGATGTTCATTGTGTTTTTAAAGGTTATATTTTTTGGTTAGAATTAAAAGCTAATCCAGGTAAGAATTATGGAGTTTCAAAATATCAAATTGTATGGCATTTAAAATATAGGAGAGCAGGTGGTAATGTATTTATCTTGAATCAACCCTTCGTGGACCGAGCACCGAAACTTCTGGCTGTCGAAGAACCGGGGGTCGTGCTTCCCGTTCCACATAATTTCATTCCCGTTCCCGTTTTAGATATAATTACTTGGATGGCCAGATGATCCTGGAGGCTGGCTGCCATGAGCCAGCTCCTGATGCCGTTCCCGTTCCCGTTCAAAGCCTACAAAACTGGGGTTTTTTTACAAGACAGGAAATCCGGCCCTGCGCCGCAGCGGGAAAACGCCTCTCAAAAAGTCCCAGTTTTCTGCGGGTTCCGTGTCACATCTGGCTGGCTGCATGGATCCAGGTCAGGGCAGCATGCGCTGCAAAAAAATTCTTGACAGCAGGTGGTGCCTGTGTAAAATAATCCAATAACTAACGGAGAAAATTATGAAAATAACTTTAAACAAAAAAAATTTTATTGAGCAGGTGAGGCAGCATTATCGCTGGAAGCAGTTTAGCTACGAGGCTTGGGAGCAAATCTTCGAATGGGAAGATGAGATGGGCTCCGATGTCGAATATGATCCAGTAGCGTTTTGTTGCACATATGCCGAGTACGAATCATTCGAAAAGCTGAAGAATGATTATAATAATATAGAAACGTTTGACGATTTAGAGGGCAAGACGTGGGTGGCTAATTTACCCAAGGGTCGTGTGCTCATTAGGCAATTTTAATGATTGGCTTTTTGTGTGCTCTTTTTTTATCTTTCTTAGTGTTCCCACAATTAACAAGAGTCGTGTTACTTGTGGGACTGTGTCTTCTGATTGGTTTAATATTTTAATGCCCGTTCCCGTTCCCGTTTGTTTCATCCCACACATGCGGGTGTGTAAAGGAGCTGGCGTCGCAGCCGCCGGAGCGGGAAATCAGGATTTGTTTTAAACAAGATAAAAAAATTTTTGACAAACCATTACATATGTAATATAATTATCGGATAACTAACGGAGAAAAAAATGAATGACTTAACAAAATTAATGCTAATGGATCCGCATTTCATACAAGCTATGAAGGACCTTGAAGACAGAGGTTTTATTAAAGTAAAAGGAAATGAGGGTATTGAAATCGTGGACAAGGAAGGACTCCAAAAATATTACGACAACTTTGGAATAGCTCCTGACCATTTTCCAAAGGTAGATGAAGATGAATAGCTATTATGTAATTCATGTCAATTATGGTAAGAAAACTATTGAAGCTAGTACGACCTACGAGGCGTGTAAAAAATATGCTGACCACTTTGGTCTACGAAGTACCAGGGGCATAGATGCCTATCTAATGACACAAGCAGTAGATCCTGCAATTTTATAAATTTAATTCCCGTTCCCGTTCCCGTTTTGGGTTCGGGTTCGGGTTTTAACTTTTAGGATCTGGCTGCGCTGGCCAGGGACGCATGGGAAACTTGTTCCCGTTCCCGTTTCGAAGCACCAGTTAGTTTACTTTTTTTGGTAGTTGTTTTCCAGCCCGGCGGCACGGGAAATGCAAAAGTTCATTAACTTGCGGTTTGGTCGCAGAACTTGGTAAAAAATAGTGTTTGCATTTTATCGGCGAATCCGATACAATATAATTTTAACTAACTAACGGAGATAAAAAATGGGATTTGATTTGTACGGACTTAATCCAAATTTTAAAAATAAAAAACCTTCCATTGATTGGGACAAGAAACCAACAAAGGAAGAACAAGAAAAATTTTTTGCTGACTATAATAAATGGGAGAAAGAAAATCCAGGACATTATTTTAGAAATAATGTTTGGTGGTGGCGACCATTAGCAGACTTTGTTTTGTGGTTAGCTGATGAAGAGTTTTCAGAAGAAGAAAGAAAAAGATGGCACGACAACGGAGGCTTTAAAGTTAGTGAAAAAAAAGCTAACCTAATTGCTGACTTGTTAGAAATGGCTATTGAAAAAGGAATGGCAAATAAAGTGGAAGAAGAGAATAAAAGAAAAATGGCTATTGCTAGAGAACATAATAAAAAGGTTGAAGAGAAACACAAAGAATTAAAAAAAATAGTTGAAGAAAAAACTAATAAAAAAAATCTAGCTCCAGCAGAATTTCCAGAACCTTTTAAAAGCCAATGGGACGATATACAGAAAATGACAAACTACGATTCGCATTACCCTTTTAGTGTGGACAATGTAAAAGAGTTTATTATTTTTTGCAGAGCAAGTGGAGGTTTTGAAATTTGCTAGAGATTCCATTTCTCTTTTTAGAGTGTGTGCTATATCTAGCACTCACTCTATTTATTTTATATTTTACACATTAGTTCCCGTTCCCGTTCCCGTTTCTGTCACAGTAATACTTTACGCTGTTGGTTTAGCAGCCGCCAGGATCGCACGGGAGGGAAACTCCCGTTTGGCATTCCCGTTCCCGTTCTCGAAGGTGCTTGGGTAGGTGCATGCTGGCTTCAAAACTCCAGCCAGAAAAAAACTAACAAAATTTTTTGTTTCAAAAAAAAATGCAATTAATTAAAAATAATACTTGATTATCTGTTATTTACTGATATATTAGTATATAAGTTTAATCATCAAACACTAACGGAGGTAAATATGAAAAAACTTAAATTAAAAAGTGAGCAACTAACAAAAGAAGAAATAATGATGAATTTTGTTATTGCTGATTCCAACTATAAGAAGTTTAAAAAAGAAAGAAATAAACTTCTACCATTTGTAAAAGAGATATTAGAAGATACAGACAACAACACTTTTACATTTAAACTTCTACCACATATAAAAGGTTTCATTCAAAAGGTTTCAGTATTTGCTGAAAGATTTGATACTACTACTTTTAGAAAAGAAAATCCTGCAATTTCAGAACAGTATATGGTAGAAAGAGAATCAACAACAATCATAACTGATAATGCTAAAATCGAGGTGCAAAAATGAGTGTACTAGATTTAATAAACAATTCTAATTTAGTTACTCAATCAAGAGTAACTGAATTAGCAAACGCAATTACAGATGAACAGAGAAAACAAATCAATTACCAATTAATCTGTTCTGCATTAGAAAAGGCGATTGTTGAGATTTATGCTCAATATCCTAATTCTGAAGTAACGAATGATTTAAGAAATAAAGTAAATAATTATTTAGCAGAACTACAGATTGTATTACAAGGGAGGAATTAAATGTATACAAAGGAAGATTTAAAAAGAGATGTTGAAGAACTAAAGAAAGCAAAAGACGAGTTAGTAAATAAAATAGACGACTACAAAAAAGATTTAGAAATTTATTTATTAGCAATTAAAGTTAAAAAGGTACAACAGCATTATAATTATTTAATAAAATCTAAAGCTCAAAAATGGGCTTTAGATTATTGGCAAGGAGTGTACCAAAAGTTAAGAGCTAGACAGGTTAGCTATAACCTTAAAAACAAGGCTCAAAGTTAATTAGATTGCCGTTATGTGCCGTTCTCGTTCCCGTTTGGTTACGGGTACGGCACTTGCAAGAGCAAGGCTTGGGCCAAGATAAATACACGCACAACTTTGCAAAACGTCTTGGATCGTGTATAAGTAAGTTATGAAAGCAGATTTACTTACCACAGATAAACTGAGGCTCGAAGTAGAAAAGAAATGGATTCAGCACGTAAGACTGTGCCAAGATAACTTTTTATATTTTGTTAAAGAGGTCTGGCCTGATTTTATATATCGTAAAACAAGAGACCCTAAGAAACTTGGACATCATCAAATCATAGCAAATGAATTTACAAAGATAGCTTCTGAAAGAAAAGGGAGGCTCATTATAAACATGCCCCCTAGACATACAAAATCAGAATTCGCTTCTGTGTATTATCCTGCTTGGATAATTGGTAAGTATCCAAAATTAAAAATTATGCAAGTATCACACAATACAGAACTTGCAGTAAGGTTCGGCTCTAAGGTTCGTAACATTATTGACTCACCAGAATATAAACAAATTTTTGGAGATGTGAAACTTCGTGAGGACTCCAAAGCAAAAGGACGATGGGAAACTAATCAAGGTGGAGAATATTATGCAGCAGGTGTTGGAGCGTCTATCACGGGTCGTGGTGCAGATTTACTGATCATTGATGATCCACACACGGAACAAGATTCAATGTCTGATATTGCTATGGAACGTGCGTATGATTGGTACACATCAGGACCCAGACAAAGATTGCAACCTGGAGGCTCGATACTTTTAGTAATGACACGATGGGCAGAGGATGACTTGACTGGTAGATTACTCAAGGCTCAAACAGAGCCGAAAGCCGATTCCTGGCGCCAGATAAGTTTTCCTGCTATTTTGAACTCTGGCAACCCAGTATGGCCTGAGTATTGGGCTCTAGATGAATTAGAAAAAATAAAAGCATCTGTACCGATTCGTAATTGGTCTGCACAATATATGCAAGAACCAACTTCAGAAGAAGGTGCGATTATAAAACGTGAATGGTGGCAACCTTGGGATGGACATGGTGTACCTAATTTGGTGCATGTTATACAAAGTTATGATACAGCGTTTAGTAAAAAAGAAACTGCTGACTATTCTGCGATAACAACGTGGGGTATTTTTTATCCAGAAGAAGGAGGAGCACCACAAGTTATTTTGTTAGATGCTTTCCGTGGCAAGTTTGATTTTCCAGAACTCAAAGTAGTTGCATTACAACATTACAAGTATTGGGAACCTGAAAGTATTATTATAGAACAAAAAGCAAGTGGTGAACCTTTAACACAAGAGTTTAGAAGAATGGGTATACCTGTTGTACCATTTGTACCTAGTAAGGGTAATGATAAATTTACTAGAGTAAATGCTGTAGCTCCCTTGTTTGAAAGTGGTGCTGTGTGGTTTCCATATGGAGAAAAATTTGCAGAAGACGTGATAGATGAGTGTGCTGCTTTTCCTCATGGTGCAAACGATGACTATGTGGACAGTATGACACAGGCTATGTTAAGATATAGACAAGGCAGTTTTGTAGAACTATACTCAGATTATCTAGACAATGAAGATAGACCTCCAAAACAATATAAATATTATTGAGGATAATATGATACAAAAAATCAAAAACATATTTAATAAAATTAAAAAAAGATTATTCGGTAAATTATGTGAGTGTCTTCCTAAAAAGAAAAAAGGAAGAGGCAGACCTAAAAAGAGTTGAGTGTGGCTGAAGAAGATTCAGGTATGGGTTTTGGCACAGCTGCCTTAATAGGAGGTGGTATTGGTGCATTGGTGTTTCGTAGAAACATCGGTAAATTTGCCAAAGATTATTTCGATGACTACAAACGAGTCACGGATCCTGATGCTTTGTTAAAACAAAAAAAGAAAGCTGAAGCAGATGCAGACTTTCAAGAAGAGTATGTAAATAAATTTGGTGTTGACCCTGACGAAAGGGGCACCAATATTATGACACAAAATAGAGACCTTGTTCCACAAGATAAAGTTGATGAGCTTGTGAACCCTGCACCTATGACACCAGGACAAGTAGCTCAACAAGAAGCAAAAAATTTTATACAAAGAGATCAACAGATTTTAGCAGACATAAAAAGAGAAGTACAAAAGCCAGGTCAGTCGTTTACATTAGGAGGTCAATCATTTAACAATGATTTGTATGGAGTTGGTTCTGTTTTGTATGATGCTGTTGCAAGAAAAGTACAAACTGCTAAACCTATGCCTGTATCTTTTTGGACAAAATTTTTTAAAGATAAGATACAAGTTGAGTTTACACCTTTTAACAGAAAAGTAGAAACAGTATCTAAAGATGAGATTGCTGATACAAATATTGCTAAGTTCGATAAGAAAGGTAATTTAGTTGATGGTTACTTAAAGTATGTATCAGATATGAATATTAATAATAAGTTAGAAGATGAGATACGCATATCTCCTCTGACCATTTTAAATTTAATAAAAAAAGCTCCTGCAAATAATTTAAGAGTTATAGAATATGATTCAAGGTTTTATGCTGAAGATGCAACAGGTATGAATAATTTTGGTAAAGCCATAGTTGAGGCTCTTGAAAAAAGAGAGCCTACACTTAAAAAAACAAATCCTAATTTTGGTGATTATGCTAATGCTACTGCAACAGCTAATTCAGTATTAGGAAGCACAAGAGTAACTTCTTTACTTAATTTGAAAAAGAAATTAGGACTTAGTACAGGAACTCTCGATACATTAAGAGGTCAAGGTTATAAAATGTCAACTGGCGCTGACTTGTTTAATAACCCTGGAGTTGGTGTAAGAGATTTAGCTTTTACTTTAAAAAAATTTAAAAAAGACGTAAACAATAATTTATTTAGTCCTGAAGGTGGAGTAGGACCAGATTTAACAACAAGCGAAAACTTTAAAGCGTTTTTTGATTTACCAGTATCATCTCTTAATTACAAAGGTAAATATAAATTAGATCCTAATATGACAATAGGAGAGGCTATAGAAAAATATAACAAAGACTCTGTTAAGTTTAGAGATACTTTAAAAGAGATAGGAAAAACTAGCGGTGTAAATGAGGAAACCTTAGCGATAAGAAAAGCTATTTTTGATATGACAAAATCTTATAAAGAGGTATCAAAATTAAAAAATAAATTACCTTTTACTATGTATCCAGATTATATTCCTTATCGTTTGTACGGACCAGAAGATTATTTTGAGGCAGTCATTCATGTAGATCCTGCAACAATAAAAGGTGTAAAAAACTATGCTCCAAACTTTCAAGCAGCTCAAGGACAAGGTCATTATCATAATGATATTTTTGGTCAGCCTATTCAGGGACAAATATTACACTTGAGGGGTGGTATAAGAAAACTAGATAGTAATGCTAAAAAAGGTATTGGAGATAATGAAACTATTCTTACAGTAGATGAGATACAAGCAGACATAAATCAAAAAGTTCAGCAAGAAATAAAAAGAGAAAAAAGTAAAATGGCTAAAGATAGATTATATGCTGAACTTGATGCTTTAAGAAATGAAGAAGCTGTGCAAAGAGATTTTACAAAGTTTAAAGACGAGGGTGGTTTACAAAGATTTCAAACAGAAGAGAGAAGAAGACAAAGAAATAGAAATGCTGGTTTTGACGAAGTATTAACAGACATAGATAATATGAGTGAAGATGCAAAATTCTTAGCTTATAAAAAATTTAATTTAAGAAATTTAACTGACAAAGAATTTGGAGATTTGACATCCACAGAGTCAAGACTTTTTGGCAAACAGTTTTTATTTGATGATGATAAAGAACAAGCCATAAGAAAAAATATGTTTAACCTAGGTGATTTAAATTCTGATATGTATAAAGATAGATTACTTACTATAGCAGATCAGATGCAAGAACTTACAGCTAAAGGTTCTGCTATGACTAGAGCTGATTTAGATAATTTAAAAAAATTAGAAATAAAATATGAGGACATTAGAGAACTAATACCATCTGTAGATAGAAGAGATGCTAGTAAATATACCTATATGCCTTTTTATAAGAAAGAACAATGGGGTCCACTTGGTTTAAAGTATGCGATTAAGAAAGCAGCAAAAGATGGAGTAGATTGGGTGGGTGTAAATCCTTATGAGTTAGTGCATCATAGAGAGGGTCAAGTATTAGGTAATTTAGAATTTTATGGAAACTACAGAGGAGGAGGAGACATATCTAAAAGAGTTAAAGGTTCTTTGTTACCTCGTCAAGTAGAGTATTTAGATAAGTTAGCAGAAAAAAAAGGGTTTAAAGATGCAGGAGGAGAATTTAAAAATAGTCCTGGTTATTATAAACTTTTAGCAGAAGCAGCAGAAAGACCAGTAAGAGCAAGAAAAGCTTTATCAGGTGAATTAAATACTAGATCCGTTATAACTGAAAGAAGTGATCAAAGAAAAAAAGCCTCAGCTGAAGGAGCTACCCTACCAAACTTTTTAAAAAAATTTGCAGCTGATTATGGCACCGAAGTTAAAACAGTTAGAGCTGCTAAATCAGATCCAGATAAACCTATCAAAATAATAAAACCAATAAAAGCAATTGACCCTGATACAGGAAAAGAGTTTAAGTATGATCAACATGTTGCTGCATTTACTAAAGATGAATATGATTCATTAATAGCAGAGTACGGATCTAAAGATAATGTTTTAAGTAAACTTACTGGAGTAACAGGTCAATTAGGAGAAGCAGGAAGTGAATTTAGACCTAGAGTAGTAGAAAGAAGTCCTGGTAAATATTATTATGAAGATTATTATGAGATATATGCTTTAAAAGTAAAACCTGAATTTGGAGATGTACCTATAAAAGGATATTTTAAAGGTGGACTAGCACAAAACATATTTAAATGGTAAAGTAATTACATGTCTAAATCAAAAAATATAGAACGTCTAAAATTTGCTCAAGAATTGTTAGAGAGAAAAAAACCACCTCGCATAGACGCTCCTGATTTGTTATCTATAGTAGAGAGAAAAAATAGAGCAGCTAGAAGTAATGAAATGAGAAAATTGTCTATGTATCCATTACCCATAGAAGACATATCTATGAGAGAGAGAAAAAGAGCAAAAACTATATATGCAAAAAAAGGAACTTATGTAAAGTGTCCTAAGAAAAAAGAAATTAGAATTAAAAAAACAAGGCTTACATAATATGGTAGAAGATGATGAAATACTAGAAGAAGAGGTTGTTGAAACAGACGAACCTATTTCTGAAGAAGAACCTGAAATTGAGTTAGGTGAAAATAAAGAAGATGCAGTAGACGTGCAGATACAAGAGGGTCCGGTAGAAGATATGGAGCCAGAAGAACCTGAGCAAAATTTTTATGCAAATCTTGCAGAGGAAATGGATGATACAACTTTAGCTAGATTATCTAGTGAACTTATTTCTGATTTTAAAAAAGACAAAGAGTCTAGAAGTGATTGGGAAAAGTCTTACATATCAGGATTAGATTTATTAGGTTTCAAAAATAGTGAAGATAGTAAACCATTTATGGGTGCAAGTTCTGTAACACATCCACTATTAGCAGAATCTGTAACACAATTTCAAGCACAAGCTTATAAAGAATTATTACCTGCTCAAGGTCCTGTAAGCACACAAGTAATCGGAGATGACTCAACAGAAAAAACTGAACAAGCAAATAGAGTTAAAGACTTTATGAATTATATGATCACTGAAGTAATGGAAGAATACACTACTGACTTTGATCAATTATTATTTTATCTACCTTTAGCTGGGTCAGCTTTTAAAAAAATATATTATGATCAAGTGTTAGATAGAGCTGTTGCAAAGTTTATACCTGCTGAAGATTTAGTAGTTCCATATTATGCAACAGATTTAAAAGACTCAGAAAGAATCACACATGTTATTAAGATGAGTGAAAACGAAGTTTTAAAAAAACAACAAGCAGGTTTTTATAGAGACGTTGATATTTTACCCTCAAGACAAGATGATGATGAAATACAAGATAAGTATGATGATATTGAAGGAGTTGAGGGATCTGGAGATAGAGATTATCAATTTAATATTTTAGAATTACATGTTGATTTAGACATTGATGAGTATGCTATTGAGTCTAAAGAAAAAAATATTAAGATACCTTACATAGTTACAATAGATGAGGGTTCGCAAGAAATTTTATCAATATATAGAAACTATTCTCCAAATGATGAACTGATGACAAGAAAAGAATATTTTGTTCATTACAAATTTTTACCAGGTTTGGGTTTTTATGGGTTTGGTTTAATACACATGATTGGTGGTTTATCAAGAACTGCTACTGCTGCACTAAGACAACTATTAGATGCAGGTACTTTATCTAACTTACCTGCTGGTTTTAAGTCTAGAGGAATTAGAATTAGAGATGATGACCAACCTTTTCAACCTGGTGAGTTCAGAGATGTTGATGCACCTGGTGGAAATATAAAGGATCAGTTTCAATTATTACCTTTTAAAGAGCCAAGTGGCACATTATTTAACTTATTAGGGTTTGTAGTGCAAGCAGGTCAAAAATTTGCTGGTACTTTAGACATGCAAACTGGCGAAGATAAGCAAAATAGAGCAGTTGGAACTACTTTAGCTCTCTTAGAGCGTGGTTCAAGAGTGATGTCAGCTATTCATAAGCGTTGTTACTACTCTATGAGGATAGAATTTAGACTTTTAGCTGAAGTTTTTGGCACTTATTTACCTCCAAGTTACCCATATGCCATAAAAGGTGCAGATAATTTTATAAAACAAGCAGATTTTGGTCCCGATGTAGACATAATACCTGTTGCAGACCCAAATATTTTTAGTTTGTCACAAAGAATTACACTTGCGAGTCAACAATTACAGATTGCACAGTCAAATCCACAAATGCACAACTTAAGAGAGGCTTATAAACGTGTATATGAGGCTATGGGCACAAAAGACATTGATAAATTATTAAAACCTGAAAAAATACCACAACCAATAGACCCTGGAGTAGAAAATGCTGGTGCTTTAAGAATGGAAGTACCAAAAGCTTTTTATTTTCAAAATCATGACGCTCATATTGCAACTCATGTTGCTTTTCAAAAGTCAAGAATGGTTGAAGTTAACCCAATGGTAAACGCTTTATTGACTGCACATGTTCAAGAGCACATATCTTTTAAAGCCAGAGCACAAGTTATGTTAGAAATTAAAACAAATAGACCAGATTTAGTTGAATTAGAAAAAAGAAACTCACAAGCTTACTTAGCTGAAACAGAAAGTATGATTGCAGAACAAATTGGAGCTTTAACTGCTATGTATGTTGAGGGTGAAAGAGGTAACCAAAAACAAGATCCACTTGTAGCACTAAAAACTAAAGAATTAGATCTAAGAGCTATGGATATACAAAGAAGAGCACAAGAAAATGCTGCTGATATGCAAAGAAAAACTAATGAGTTTGAGCAAAAAATTGATTTAGAAAAAATGAAACGTGAAGATGCAGAAGAAGCTAGTAAAGAAAGAATAAGGGTAGCAGATGATAAATTAGATCTTACAGAAATGAAAATTATGAATGAAATGGAGAAACAAGATGATAGGTAAAAAATTTGGACCACCACCAACTAAAGGACCAACTCCTCAAGGTATAAGAATCACTATGATAAGTATAGGATCTATTGCAAAACCAGGATGTCCTCATAGAGAAAATGGGGTAAAAAGTGATATAAAAGGCATAAGTGATATACAAGTAAAAGGTAAAAAATTTATAGGAGTTAAGTAATGGCATTACTAAGTTTAATTGGGCCAGCTACAAAATTAATTGGTAAATACATTGATAATAAAGCTAAAAAGGCTGAGTTGGCTTCAAAGCTTGCAAGTATGGCAGAGGAACATGCTCACGAATTAGCTAAAGGTCAAATAGATATAAATAAAGAACAAGCAAAACATCCTAGCATATTTGTTAGCGGAGCTCGTCCTGCAATAATGTGGGTTTGTTGCTTAGGGCTATTATGGCAGTTCTTCATTCAGCCGATTGTAACTTATGTTGCTGTTTTATTTAATCCTGATTTCGTTCCATTAAATCTTGAAATGGAGGGTCTCGTAACTTTAGTTATGTCGTTACTTGGCCTCGGAGCTATGAGATCCTTTGAGAAGTCAAAAGGTATTGCTAGAGAAAATATGAAAAAATGATGTATGATTTAGATACTTTAACTTTAATAAAAAACCAAATAAATAAAAAATTACACGAAATTAAAGAACATCTTATTTATAGTGTAGACACAACTCAAGAACTTTACTATGCTAGAGGTAAGATCAATGCTCTTGAAACATTGCTACAGGACTTAAAAGACCTGCAACGAAAGGAAGACGATATATATGATAATGACGAACAAACCTAAATTAATATTACCAAAAAGTAAAGAAACAAAAAAACCAAACATACCAATGACGAGCAAAGAGCGAGAAGCTTATTACAAAATGCTACCTGATCCAGTAGGATACAGAATTTTAATAAGGCCGCATGTTCCTAGTAATAAAACTGAAGGTGGAGTTTACCTGTCTGATAAAACACAAGAAACTATGGAAGTAACTACAGTAGTAGGTTTAGTTATTAAAATGGGTCCATTGTGTTATCAGGATACAGATAAATTTCCAAGTGGTCCTTGGTGTAAAAGAGGTCAGTTTGTTATTTATGGTAGATATGCTGGAGCTAGGTTTAAAACAAAATATGGTGAGCATAGGATTTTAAACGATGACGAAATTATAGGAACTATTAAAAACCCCGAGGATGTCCTCGCACTATTTTAAGGAGATAGTATGGCTGAAAATGCAGTTGAATTAGATACTGACGGAATTGAAGAGAAACAAATAGCGGTTGAAGAAACACAAGCAGATATAAACGACAAACCAGAAGTTGGTGAAGTTGATTTAGGATATACAGATCCTATAAAAAAAGATACTAAAGCACAAGTGGTTACTAAACAAGGTGAAGAGTCTAATGATGATTTAGTAGACCATTCAGAAAAAGTACAAAACAGAATTAATAAGCTTACTAGAAAAATGAGAGAAGCAGAAAGAAGAGAGAGAGCTGCTCTTGATTATGCTAAAGGCTTACAAATGAAATATTCTAAAGTAGAAAAAGATTTACAAAAAACAGATAAATCATTTGTTGAAGAGTATGAAAATAGAGTTGATGCAGAAACAGACAAAGTTAAAACACAAATGAAAAATGCTATGCAAGATCAAGATTATGACAAAATGATGGAAGCAAATCAGAATTTAACTCGTCTGGCTGTTGAAAAAGAAAAAGCAACAATGAGAAAAGCAGAAATAGAAGAGTCATTAAAACAACCACAACAAGAAGAACAACCAGTACAACAACCCCCTAGTCCAAGAGCTCAAGAGTGGGCTGATAACAATACTTGGTTTGGAAAAGATAAAGTAATGACAAATGCTGCTTTTACTATTCATGAAGATTTAGTTCAAAAGGGGTTTGACCCAGAGTCTGATGAATACTATACTGAAATTGACAAACAATTACAGGATAATTTTCCTAGTAAATTTGTGAAAGAAAGACCCGTTCAAACTGTTGCCTCAGCGGGGCGGAAACAGCAAGGACGCAGAAAAGTGACACTCACTCGGTCACAAGTAGCTATTGCTAAAAAATTAGGAGTGCCATTAGAAGAATACGCAAAATTCGTAAAGGAGTAAATATGACAGAAAATAAAAATAACAGAACTTTACGCAGTTCAAGTGAAAGAAAAGAAAGAAAAAAATCTTGGACTCCTCCGTCAAGTCTAGATGCACCTCCTGCACCACAGGGTTTTAAGCATCGCTGGATTAGAACAGAAACAGTTGGTCAAATGGATACAGGTAATGTATCTAAAAAATTAAGAGAAGGTTGGGAGTTTGTAAGAGCAGAAGAAGTTACAGCCCAACTTGGAGACCATGACTTTCCAGTGATAGCGGAAGGACAATATCAGGGGTTAATCGGGGTTGGGGGCCTTGTGTTGGCAAGGATACCTGAAGAAGTAGTTGAAGAGCGCAAGAAGTATTTTAGAAATAAAACTTCAGATCAAGTTAAAGCCGTGGACAATGATATTCTAAGGGAACAACGACCAGAGATGCCTGTCAATATTGACAGACAGTCTCGTGTATCTTTTGGTGGTGGTAGAAAGTCTTAACTGAATACCATCGTATTATTAACGCCAATAAAGGAGTTTTATTATGGCAAACGTAGCAGACAAATTTGGTCTTAGACCATACAGATCGTTGAATGGTGCTCCGTGGAATAACGCCCAGAATAGATACCGAATTGCGTCAGGTTATGCGGTTAATATTTTTCAAGGTGATTTGGTAATCCCAGTCACTGGTGGAGGTATTCAAAGATTTGATCCTACAAGTAATAGTGGGGGTGACGCAGTAGTCGGTGTGTTTAACGGGTGTTTTTTTACAGATCCAACAACAAACAAACCAACTTTTAGTAATTTTTATCCTGCAAGCACAGCTGCTTCAGATATTATTGCTAACGTCATTGATGATCCAATGACAATTTTTTTAATGAACAGTGATGAAGCTTTTCCTGTAACGAAGATTTTTGCAAACTTCAACGTGGATGGTGGAACTGGTAGTACAACAACTGGAATTTCTCAAGTGCAACTTGATGCTTCCACAAACGCAACTACTGCCGCTTTACCAGTACAAGTTATTGATATTAGTCAAGATGTAAATAATGAAGACACATCTACTACTAATACTAACGTTTTAGTTCGTATTAATAATCATTATTACAAGACTGCAACCACTGGTATAGCATAGGGAGGTAAAATATGGCTATTTCAAGATCACAACTTGTCAAAGAATTAGAGCCTGGTTTGAACGCTCTCTTTGGCTTAGAGTATAATAGGTATGAAAACGAACATGCCGAAATTTTTCAAGCAGAATCATCTGACAGAGCTTTTGAAGAAGAAGTAATGCTAACAGGTTTCGGGTCTGCCCCAGTGAAATCAGAAGGTGCTGGAGTCACTTTTGACCAAGCGAACGAAAGTTTTACTGCAAGGTATACACACGAAACTATTGCTATGGCATTTGCTATTACTGAGGAAGCGATTGAAGATAATCTTTATGATAGACTAGCAGGTAGATACACTAGAGCACTAGCTAGATCAATGGCAAACACTAAGCAAGTAAAAGCTGCAAACGTGTTAAATAATGCTTTTGATGCAAACTTTGCTGGTGGAGATGGAGTTGAACTTTGTTCAAGACTGCATCCATTATCTAGTGGAGGAACTTTAGCTAATGAATTAGCAACAGCTGCTGACTTATCAGAAACATCTCTTGAGCAATCAATGATTGACATTGCTGCTTTCGTAGATGAGAGAGGACTTAAAATTGCGATGCAAGGTGTTAAGTTAATAATTCCAAAAGAATTACAATTTACTGCTGAAAGAATATTAAGATCTCCACAAAGAGTAGGTACAGCTGATAATGATATTAACGCTATGGCTTCAATGGGAATGATTCCACAAGGTTATAGAGTTAATCATTATTTAACTGATACAGACGCTTTCTTCATTATGACTGATGCTCCAAACGGACTAAAACAGTTTGTTAGAGCACCAATTAAAACAGCTATTGAAGGAGACTTTGATACTGGTAATGTAAGATTTAAAGCAAGAGAGAGATATTCATTTGGATTCTCCGATCCTAGAGGTATTTTTGGCTCACCTGGTGCAGCTTAAAATTTCTCCTTAATAAACTAAAAGAGGGGGCTTACGAGGCCCCTTTTTTTATGGTACAATTAATTTACCAAGAATTATATAACTGATATAGACTGGCTTGGCAGACACCCTAGAGGACTATATCTTTAACTAGGAGAAAAAAATGGCAAATACAACTTTTTCAGGACCAGTCAGATCTGAAAATGGATTTGAAACTGTATCTAAAAATACAACTACTGGTGCAATTACTATTACCAGCGGAAACAAAATGGCAAATGAGGCCGCAGGGGGTGCTGGTATCGAGGGCACAGCAGCCACTTATATAACACAAGTTGAAAGATTAAAAAGTGATACATCTACAAATGTAAACATAGTTAAAACCACAATAATGATAGATTTAACAGGATTAAATTCTGGTGGAACTGCTGGTGACATTATCGGTAAAGATGGTTCAGGTGTAGCATACATAGGTCAAATAACAACAGCAAACCAAGGTACAGTTTTTGGTGTAACTATGGAATGTTTTGAAACACCTACTACTGGTGAAGATGACATTGATTTATATGTTGCAACAGAAGCTACTGGTGTTGAAGACACAGCTATTGGTGACTTAACAGAAAATCAATTAGTAAATGGTGGTGCACAGGCAGTTGGTGGAAGAGCTACTAACGTAACAACTTTACCTACTGTTGCTGATAAATATTTATATTTAGTTGGTCAAGGAACTACTGCTGGTACTTATGATGCAGGAAAACTTTTAATAACTATAATTGGTTTTGACGCAGCTAGCTAATAGGAGATTACTATGAACTCAGATATAGGAGCAAAAACTTTAACTAGCACTGGAACCATTCAGTCTGGTAGAACACGTTTGCTGTCTATTTATTATGTAGGTCATTCTTCAGCTGGAAGTTTAACTTTTAAAGATGGTGGTGGTAGTGGTACACAAAAGCTTGTGATTGCTACACCTGCTGGAAGTGCAGCTGATCAATATCAAGTTGATATGCCTTTGGATGGTATACTATTTAAAACGGATATGCACTTGACTATTAGTAACGTAACCTCTGTTACAGTATTTGTAACACCGATTACAGCTGATACAGATAATGGATAATTACACAGCAGACCTTATTGGTTTAAAAAGGGGAGGCATGCCTCCCCGAAATAAGCAAAACTTTAGACCTACTAAATCTGGTGCAGGTATGACCAAAGCAGGTGTTGCTGCTTATAGAAGAAAAAACCCTGGATCTAAACTACAAACTGCTGTTACAGGTAAAGTAAAACCAGGAAGTAAAGCTGCAAAAAGACGTAAATCATTTTGCGCTAGAAGTGCAGGACAGATGAAAAAATTTCCTAAAGCTGCAAAAGATCCTAATTCAAGATTGCGTCAAGCAAGACGTAGATGGAAGTGTTAAATGAAATTATCAGATAATTTTAGCTTACATGAATTTACAAGATCACAAACAGCTACTAGACATAATATAGATAACACTCCAAACGACAAACAGATATTTAACTTACGTAATTTATGTGTAAGTGTGTTACAGCCAGTAAGAGATTATTTTATGAAGCCTATGATTGTTAGTTCTGGGTTTAGGTGTGCAGAACTTAATTTGAAGATTGGCGGAAGTATTAAGTCGCAGCATGTGCAGGGTCAAGCGGCGGACATCGAAGTTTTAGAAGTAAGTAACTTAGAACTAAGTGATTGGATACATACTAATTTAAAGTATGATCAATTAATATTAGAGTTTCACAATCCAGAAAAAGATCCTCACTCTGGTTGGGTGCATGTATCTTATAACACTGATGAAAATAGATATGAATATAAAGAAGCTTATAAAAATAAAGAGGGTCAGACAAGGTATAGGTTAAGATAATGGCAATAGGTAGAGGTAGTATGAGGCAACAAATAACTAAAGGTCCTCAAAAAAGAAAATTTTTAAAAAAGAAAAGAGTAAGAGTTGTGTCAGGTAATAAAAACAAATCTAAGAGCAGGTTATTTACATGATGCTGTTATTAATTTATTATTATATAAGGAGGTCTTATGACAAAATTATGTCCAAGAGGTAAAGCAGCTGCTAAAAGAAAATTTAAGGTTTATCCCAGTGCATATGCTAATGCGTATGCTTCAAAAATATGTGCAGGTAAGGCAAAAGATGACAAAGGTGTAAGAAGAAAAGATTTTAAAGGACCTAAACCATCTGGTGGAGGTGGCACAGGTGCTGCTGCAAGAAGAATTAGAAAAGCAAAAAAAGGTGGATCAATGAAAGTATATAAAGCAGGCAAAGGAATGCTATTACCTATATTTGGTTTAGCAGGTATGGCTAAATACATGTCTATGAACAGAAAGAAAAGTGGTACAGTTGCACCAAACAAAGGTGCAGTTGATCCTGTTACAGGTCAAGGTACAAATCAAACTAACACTGGTAATGTAGAAGAGTTTGGTAAACAAGCAGTAAATACGGTGTTAAAAAATAAAATGGGTGCTAGAAAAGGTGGTATGAAAGTACAAAAAGCAGGTTTTGGTCTTATGATGTTAATGAACCAGATGAAAAAAGAAGGTAAAAAGAAAGGAAGACAACAAGCTGAAGAAGGTATGATGCAAAATCAACAATACCAAAACTTTTTAGCTTCACAAAATAAACCTAATACAACTAATATGAGTATGGGTGGTATGGTACCTACAGCAACAGGATCTTATATCAAACAAGATATTGACGGAGATGAGGGTTTTACTAATCCATCTGCTCAAGAGTATTATAAGGATTTATTGGATTAATGTCTGGTTTAGACAAATGGTTCAAGCAAAAATGGGTTGATATTGGAAGTAAAAGAGCTGATGGTTCATTTGCACCATGTGGTAGAAGTAAACAAAAAGCAGATGCAAAAAGAAAGTACCCTAAATGTGTTCCTTTAGCAAAAGCTAGAAGAATGTCCGAGGGTCAAAGAAAAAGTGCAATTAAAAGAAAAAGAGCTAAAGCTCAAGGAGTTGGTGGTAAACCAACGAACGTGAGCACGTTTACAAAGAAATACTATGGTGGTATGATAGACATAACTTAGGAGAATAAAATGGGCATAGAGAGAATACCTTTAGAAGAACTAGAAAAAATGAAGAAAAAAAGAATTAAGAATTTAAGAAAAAAAGGCAGAGCTGGACAACATGAAGATTTTTTGTATGAGCAAGAAGTCACACCAGCAGAGAAAAAAAGATACAAAGCTGCTGTAAAAATGGGTGATACAGAATATAAATTAGGAACTAAAGGTTATCCAAAACCAAAAGGTCCAAAATTTGGAGCACAACCATTTAAAAAATCTGATGGTGGTATATTAGAAAAATTTAAAGCATTCTTAGCATCTGGCGAAAAGCCAAAAGGACAAATAGGCAAAGGTAGTGCTGATACGATTACAGGTAAAATAAGAGTAAGAAAATCTGTAAAAGAAAAAGAAGCTGAAGCTAGAAAAAAAGGTCAGATTAAAAAAGTTAATGGAAAAACACAAAGATATTCAGATTTTGCTACAAAAAAGAATATCGCCACAGGAACTGTTTTTACAGGAGAACCTAGAACTATAGCTGAAGCTAAAAAAAGAGGATCTAAAACTTTTATTAATAAAAAAGGAAAAAAACTTGCTGCTGTAACAAAAGAGGAACTAGCAAAATCAGGTCTTACTTTAAGACAATATTTAAATAAACAGCAAGGGAAAACTGCTGTTGGTAGCAAAACAACTAAAGCTAAGAAAAAAGTTGATAAAGAAGCAGTAAGAAAGAAACTAGGAATAGGTAGTAATATAGCTGCTGGTGGTTCAGATTTATATATGGGTTTAAAATCAGGTGGTATGGGTAATTTAAAACCTGTTCCAGCTGGTAAAAAAGGTAAAGGTTTAAGAAAACTACCTAAACCTGTAAGAAACAAGATGGGTTATATGTCAGGTGGTGGTGTTGCTAATGGTTTTGGTAGAGCTGCAATGAGACCTGGTAAAGATCCAAAAAGTATTTCTAAAACCTAATGCCTAAACCTATAAGAAAATTTAAAAGAAAAGGTATAATGGTTTCTCCTGTGTTTCCAAAGGGATTTCAAGATTTTTCGTATGATAAAATGCGTAAAGCTAATCCTTTACCAAAGTTAACTCCTAAACAAAAAAAAATAAATAAAATGATGCAGGAGTATAGAAGAAAACAATCTTTAGAAAGAGATCCAAGTGGTTTTACTCAATTATTAAACGAAGGCGGTATGCCTGAAAGTAGAATAATTTTACCAAAAAGAAAAACAATAGTTAAACCAGAAGTTTTCAAAGAAAAAAGTGATACAGGAGTAACAAAAAAGGGCAGTAAAGTTACTGTCGGTAAAAAAATATTAGGAGTTGATGTAATAGGACAAGTGGCTCAACAAAAATATTCCTCTCCGAGAGGAGAAAGTAAAAGAAGAACTAAAAGTTTTACTGCTCAAAAAAACTTTGGAGATAGAGGTAGTTTTGGTATAGAAGCTTACGATAGCACATCTAGTAATCCTATGAATAGGTCAAAAACAAAAGGAATAAAAGGTTCACTCACACTTACTTTTTCTGAAGGTGGTATAGCACGAGGTGGTAGAGCTGCAATTCGTGGAATAAAATTTACAGGTGTTAAGTAATGGCTACATCAGGGACAACTACTTTTGATTTAAATATAGATGATATTATACAAGAGGCTTATGAAAGATGTGGTGTAAGAACTAACTCTGGCTACGACTTAAAATCTGCAAGAAGAAGCTTAAATATACTTTTTTCTGAATGGGGAAACAGAGGTGTGCATTTATGGAAAGTAGAGTTAAAAGCACAAGTTTTAACAGCAGGTACAGCTACATATGACGCTCCTGCTAATGCAAACGATATTTTAGAGGCTTACATTTCTACAACTACAACACAAACTGCTAATACTAATGACGTATCTTTAACAAAAATTAGTAGAAGCGAATATGCTGCTTTACCTAATAAAGGTTCAACAGGACAACCAAGTCAATATTATATTGACAGACAAACTACTCCAAAAATAACTTTGTATCAAACTCCTGATGCTTCTACTTATACATGTGTCAAATATTATTATTTAAAAAGAATTGAAGATGCTGGTGCATATACTAATCAGGCAGATGTAGTATTTAGATTTATACCCTGTATGGTTGCAGGTCTTGCATATTATTTATCTATGAAAAGAAGTCCACAATTAGTGCAACAAAATAAATTATTATACGAAGATGAATTAAATAGAGCACTAACTGAAGACGGACAAAGAACTTCTGTTTATATTGCTCCTCAATCTTTCTTTCCACAAGGTGCATAATGGCATATGCAAAAGGAAAACATGCAAAGGCAATATCTGATAGATCAGGTATGGCTTTTCCATATAATGAAATGGTAAAAGAGTGGAATGGATCTTTTGTACATAAATCAGAGTTTGAACCTAAACATCCACAAATAAGAAGAAAACATATTAAAGCTGATGCTATAGCTTTAGCTAATGCTAGACCTAGACCTAAAGACGATAATCAAGATTTTCTTTTGTATATTAGTAATGGTTTTTTTGCTGAAACAGGAGATTCAGGAATAACTGGTGGTGCTAGTATGTTACCAAGTAATAGTGATAATATTTTAGGAACAAAACTAACCTCTTTTGAATTAAATGCGTCAATAGGAACTAATTTTAGTGTGGTGATTTCATGAGTATTACACATTCAGCTTTTTTAACACAAGTTAGAAATTATACTGAAGTAGATTCTAACGTTTTATCAGATACTTTGATTGATCAATTTATCAGAAATATTGAGTTAGATATAGCTGGTAAAGTAGATTATGATGATATAAGAGAGTATGCTATCACCTTAAATTCTGGAACTCAAAGATACATAAATATGCCAGATGATTTAATTAGCATACGTTCTGTACAAATAATAAGTAACAACACTAGAGACTTTTTAGAAAAAAGGGACACCTCTTTTATCGCTGAATTTAATCCTACAAATGCAACAGGTACTCCAAAATATTATGCAAATTGGAATGAATTAACAATAGTTGTAGCACCGGTACCAGATGTTAATTATGAAGTGCAAGTAAATTATATAAAAGACCCTGATCATTTTACATCAACAACAGATACATTTTTATCAAAGAACCAAGAAAATTTATTATTATATGGTGTTTTAGTTGAATGTTTTAGTTATTTAAAAGGCCCAGCTGATATGTACAAACTGTACGTAGATAAGTATAATGAAAATATACAGTCATTTATGCTTACACAAATGGGTAAACGTAGACGTGCTGATTATGATGACGGGGTTATGAGATTGCCAGTGCAATCACCATCCCCATAACTTATAGGAGAAAAAATATGGCAATAACAACAAGTGCAGTGTGTAATGTTTTTAAAACAGATGTTTTAAAAGGCGTTCATAATTTTACAAATCCTGGAGGAAACACTTTTAAATTATCTATGTATACTTCAAGTGCTACTTTAGGTAAATCAACTACTTCTTTTACAACTGACAATCAAGTATCTTCACCATCTGGCTATACAAGTGGCGGTAAGGCTTTAGCTGCGGTAACACCAACTTTAAGCACAGATACTGCTGTTGTAGACTTTGCAGATTTATCTTTTGTAGGAGTATCACTCACAGCAAGAGGAGCTTTAATTTATAATGATTCAGCTACTGGTGATCCAGCAGTTGCAGTTTTAGATTTTGGTGGAGATAAAACAGCTACTTCAGGTACATTTACAATACAGTTTCCTACTGCTAATGCTTCAGATGCTATTATAAGAATAGCTTAATAACAGAGGTGATTTGTGACTACTAGAACTTTTACAGTCACAGTAGTAAATGTTAGTGGTAATAATAAATATTTTATTGACGGAGTACAACAAGCCACACTAACATTAGCTGAAGGTGGCACATATGTATTTAACTGGTCAGCTGCAACAAGTCATCCATTAAGATTTTCTACTACCTCTGATGGTACACACAGTGGTGGTAGTGAATACACTACTGGTGTAACAAAAGACGATGTAAATTATCTCACTACTATTCAAGTAGCAGATTCTGCTCCTACATTATATTATTATTGTCAATACCATTCAAATATGGGTGGTCAAATCAATACGGAGTTAGCTACAACCTGGGGTTTATTAGCCTGGGGTGATGGAGCATGGGGTGATCAAAATGATACATCCATATCGGTTACTGGAGTATCATCTACTTCAGCTGTGGGATCTGTAACGATTGATGCAGAAATAGGTGAAGGTTGGGGTCGAGGAACATGGGGTAACAGAGTTTGGGGAGGCGCTTATTCTGTTATACCAACAGGCGTAAGTATGACCTCTGCTGTGGGAACAGTTACACCAACTGTATCTGAAACTGTCGCTGTGTCAGGCGTGTCTACAACATCAGCTGTTGGTAGTGTTACTACTACACAAGGTGTTGAGATTACTCCTACTGGTTTAGGTCTTACAGGTTCTGTAGGTACAGTAGATTTTGATGGTGACGCTACAACAGGAACAACAGGTGTAGCAATGACATCAGCTGTGGGTACATCAATAGTTGCTCCAATAACATTAGTAGATGTTACAGGTGTAGCGGCAACTACTTCAGTTGGAGATGTTACTTTATTAATTACCGGAGTTACTAATGTTACAGGTGTAGCAGCAACAAGTGCAGTTGGTTCTATAACACCAGTTTCAGGATATGATGTAACGGGAGTAGCAGCAACAAGTGCAGTTGGCACTCCAGCAGAGGTAACGGGTACTGGAATAGTAGATGATGTTACTGGAGTAGTATTGACGAGTAATGTTGGAAGTGTAATAATAATAGCATGGAACAGAGTAGATACTGGGACACCAGTTACCTGGACTAAGATAACAACAGCGGCATAAAAAAGGATAAAATATGGCATCTACATACTCATCAGATTTAAAACTGGAACTCATGGCTACTGGTGAAAACGCTGGTACATGGGGAACAAAAACAAATAATAATTTAAATTTAGTACAACAAGCAATAGGTGGTTTTGAGCAAGTAACAGTTGGTAGTGGAGCAACAGTTGCACTTGCAATGACCGATGGCACTGTATCAAACGCAAGAAACATGGTTGTTAAAGTGGCTTCTGTTACCCTATCAGGGGCCACTGTCTTAACAGTTCCTGACAGCATTGAGAAAATGTATATCTTTGATGTGACAGCAGTTACAAATCCAACAAACTTAACTATTAAAACTGCAAGTGGTACTGGCTTTTCTCCAGACCAACAAAAAATATATTTTGCTTATGCAGACGGAACGAACATTGTTGAAGTATCATTAGATACTTTAGGTGGTGCAATAGGAACAGCAAGTTTACCAACAGTAACAGTAGCAAAAGGTGGCACAGGATCAACAAGTGCTAGTGATGCAAGAACTGCATTAGGTTTAGCAATCGGAAGTGATGTTCAAGCATATAATGCTGATACAGTTTTTAAAGATGTAGCAAATACTTTTACTGCTGGTCAAAGAGGAGCTACACAAACTGCAAACGCAACTGGTTCAACTACGCTAGACTTCGATTTGTATCAGAACTTCGTCTTGACTTTTACTGGTAACGTGACTTTAGCTAATCCTTCTACTGAGTCAGTAGGACAATCTGGTATTATTATGATCATACAAGATGGCACTGGTAGTAGAACATTAAGTTTAGGTACAGATTATGAAACTGCTGGAGGGGCAGGATTAACTATATCAACTGCTGCATCATCCGTAGATATTCTACCTTATTTTGTTCAAAGTGCCTCTAACATTTTGTTAGGAACACCACAACTTGCATTTGCATAGGAGATATTACTAGTGCCAGTTCAAGGTCAATTTTTTCAAAAGTCTGCAAGTGATACTGGGTTTTACTCTTATCAAATCGAACAAAGCATGGTTCAAAATCATGGTACAGCAGCTTATTTAAGTAGAACACTTGGAACAGCCACAAGTAGAGATACTTTTACAATTAGTTTATGGGTGAAAAGACATACTGAATTAGACAGTAGTTCAAAAACAACAATTTTTACTGGTGGCACAAGTGGTAGCCAATATTCTTTTACTGGTTTTGGTAATGACAATGCAATACAAATGGATTTACAAACTACTATGGGAAGTACTGGTTCAACTGATCAACAGTTTGAAGACTTTAGTGCTTGGTATCATTTGTTGTATAGATTTGATACTTCACAATCAACACAAGACGATAGAATTAGAGTGTATGTTAATGGAACACAATTGACAGGATTTAATTTAGGTAACGTATCACAAGATGAAGATGTGCCACATTGGAATGCAGCTGAAGCATTTTATATAGGACAAAAAAACGGAATAGGTCACGCATCTGATGGTACTAATTTATATTACGCAGAGTTTTTATTTTTTGATGGACAATCTTATGCTCCGACTGAGGTCGCTCAAAGTAAGAACGGAATTTGGATTCCAAAGAATCCGAGTGGTTTATCATTTGGTAATAATGGGTTCCATCTGAGATTTGCCGAGGGAGCTATTGGTACAGATAGCAGTGGAAATGGAAATGATTTTTCTGCTACTAATATAGATAATGATAATATTACATTAGATTCACCAACCAACGGAGCAGGAAGTACATAATGACAACTAATTCAAATTTTTGTGTTTTAAATCCATTAGGACAACAAGCTGGTTCAACTGATGTGTCAAATAGGCAAAATGGTTTTACTGGCAGTAATTTAAAATATACTAATATCAGTAATGAAACCACATTAGGAACTTTTGGAGTTACTTCTGGTAAATGGTATTTTGAAGTTTACGTAAACAATTTTAATTCTGATAATGGTATGATTATAGGTTGGTGTAATGACTTTTTTAATATAGATACAGAGTTAGGATATAACAATATTACACAACCAAGTGGAGCACAAGCATTTGGATTATATTCACAAAATCAAACATGTTTATATGGGCCTGGAAATGGCAGTAGCTCTTATAATAAAAGTTATGGTAGTGGTACTCCTACTAACGGAGATATAATAAGAATTTGGTTAGATGCAGATAATGGTAGATTTTGGGGTGGATTAAATGGAACAATACATAATTCTGGCGATCCTTCTGCTGGTACTAATTGGGGGTTTGGCACTGGAGGTTCTCCACACAATGTAGCTATGACAACACGAAGATTATTTCCAGCCATAGGTAATTGGTCTGCTGCTGATGCTGAAGTCACATTTAATTTTGGACAAGATAGTACATTTCTCGGAGCAACTACCGCTGGTACAGAAGTGGATGGAAATGGCAGGGGTTCGTTCAAATACTCTACAGAGGGGTTTTTAGCCTTATGTTCAGCTAATTTACCAGTTGCTGATGCTATTAGTCCAGCAGAAACTGATGATGATTATGTTGGTGGTAAACAATTTGGTATCGTACAATACACAGGTAACTCTACAACAGGACAGTCAATAACAGGATTAGGCTTCAAGCCTGATGTTATCTGGGCAAAGTGTAGTAGTCATTCCCAAAATAATCAATTATTTCATTCACAAGTTTTAAATAGTAGAAGTCCAACTCCTACTCCATTTATGTTTCAAATGGATACAACCTCTCGTATCGATGATACGGCACAAGGTAATAATAATCCTATGATTTCAAGTTTTGATTCTGATGGTTTTACATTAGGCACAAGTGGAAGTGGACCTAACGATAACGGAAGAACTTATGTTGCTTGGTGTTGGAGAGCAAAAGCTGCAACAACAGTAACAAACAATGATGGTGCTAGAGAATCAACTATACAAGTAAATTCTGATATAGGGTTTAGTACAGGAACGTATACAGGAAATTTATCTGGATCTGGTACAGCTACAGTAGGACATGGTTTGGGTAAAGCTCCAGAACTAATCATAAGTATGAGATCAGATGGTAACAGCCAAAGAATTTATAGACACGTTGGTTTAGATGATCAAAATTATGTATTACAAGTTGAAACTACTGGATCTCAAACAAGCAAATCAGGAAATGGCAGTATGTCGGCAGTTAGTGCGACTACCTTTGATACTAATTATACGGATGGATTAAATACAAATGGACATACTTTTATATTTATGGCTTGGACATCAATACCAGGTTTCTCAGCTTTTGGTCGGTATCATGGAAACTCCAATGCAAATGGTGTGTACATACATACTGGCTTTCGCCCAAAATTAGTACAGCTACGAAGAATAGATGGTAGTGGTTCGTTCTTAGTATCTGATGCATTAAGAAGACCATTCAATGATGGTACACATAGAGAACTATATTGGAATAGTACAAGTGCAGAAGCTACTGGAGCAGATAGTCACGATGGTGTAGATTATTTTGCTAATGGTTTTAGACTAAAAGGAACTAATGCTGGTTGTAATGGTAGTGGTAGTGAGTATGTCTACTCTGCTTGGGCAGAAAGTCCGTTCAAATTTCCCAATGCTTTTTAAGGAGGTGATAATATGTGGGGTTTAGTAAACGATAAAAATGAAATAACAGAAATAATTAAAGTTCCTAGGAATATTACAATAAACGATGTAAAACATTCTAGAGATATTTTTGGTGCTTGGTCTTGGTCAGAATTAAATGCCATAGGTATTTATACGATAGAACCAGGAACTAAGGGTAATGATAGATTTGAGTATACCTCTGGACCAACTTATGTTTTTGATAGTTCAAATAAAAAAATTACTACTACTTATAAAATTACAGAAAAACCTTTAGACGATGTTCCTGTTACAAATGAAGATGGTAGCAAAGTATTAGATAGTGAGGGTAATCAAGTAATAGATTATGGTTTGAAAACACTAGCTAAAAAAAGAGCTAAAATTAGAGCATATGCTTTAATTAAAGAGTTTGACTGGCTGGTGCAAAGAGTTACTATGGATAGTAGTGCAACCATACCTAGTGCAGTAACAACGTATTGTGCCGCAATAAGAAAAGATTGTGGTGATATTTGCACAGCAATAGATGATGCAAAAGATATGACAGCTTTTAAAGCATTGTATACTGATGAATTTAATAGTGATGGTTCACTTAAAACTTTAAACAGAATAGATAGGTGGACATCAGATTCTACTGTAACTGACTATTTAAGATAATGTTATGCTTAGTGAAGTCCAGATTGTTGGAGGAATAAATAAACAAGTAACACCTACTGGTGCACAAGGTAAGTGGGTTGACTGTGACAATGTAAGATTTCGCTATGGCTTTCCAGAAAAGATAGGTGGATGGGAACAAACTACCTCTAGTACATTAGTAGGTGTAGCAAGAGATATGCACTTGTGGAGTGATCTTACTGGTAAAAGATATATAGCTATAGGCACTAACAAAGGATTGTTTATTTATCATGATGGTTCTATGTATGATGTATCTCCTTTAGATACAAACATTACATCTTGTACTTTAACTACCACTAACAACTCTGCAACTGTAACTGTCAACAAAGCAGCACATGGGTTAGAAATAGGTGACTTATTTTTATTTTCTAGTGTTACCCTACCAGGTGGAGGCACTGGTTTTGTAAGTGCAGATTTTACACAAAATACTTTTGAAGTCATAACAAGAACATCAGACACTTTTACTGTTACAGCAGGTAAGGTAGAGTCTGGTGCTGGTTTTAGTGCTGGAGGTAGTGTAACTTTATCTCCGTATTTTAAAGTTGGTGATGCTGTGCAAGTCACAGGTTATGGTTTTGGTACTGGCTTATATGGTGGTACAAATCCTACCATAACTAGCACTACGCTTAATGGTGCTTTACTAGATGATGCAAATGGAACGGGCGGCTCAGGTACTGCAATAACTTTAACTTCTGTGTCTGGTTTTAGTAGTAGTGGTGGCACATTAAAAGTAGGAGAAGAATTAATAACTTATACTGGTGTAGCAGGTAGCACTGTTACAGGGATTGCAAGAGGAGCTTCTGGATCTACTAGATCTGCTCATAGTGATGGTGCTGTAGTACAAGAAGCCTCTAGCTTTACTGGATGGGGTGATGCTTCACCTACTGGTGAAGTAACATTAGAACCAGGGAACTGGTCATTAGATAATTTTGGGCAAATATTAGTTGCGACTGTAAAAAACAATAAGACTTTTCAATGGAACCCGAGCAGTGCCTCGGCTCTGTCAACAAGAGCTACAGTCATAAATAACGCACCAATACAAAGTGTGATGACTGTAGTTTCCGACAGAGACAGACATTTAATACATTTAGGCACTGAAACTACTGTAGGTACAAGCTCTCAAGATAAAATGTTTATACGTTTTGCAGACCAAGAGAATTTTGAGGATTACACACCTACATCAGTAAACACAGCAGGAACTTTTAGAATAGATAGTGGCACTAAAATAGTCGGTGCTGTAAATGCAGGTAGTTTTATTTTAATTCTTACCGATACTTCTGCATACACAATGCAATTTGTTGGTCCACCTTTTACATTTGGCATACAACAAGTAGGAGCTAATTGTGGTTTAATATCACAACATGCTATAGTTGCAGTTAATGGAGTGGTTTATTGGATGGGTCAAGCCGGTGGTTTTTATTTATTTGATGGAACTGTTAAAAAAATAAATTGTCAAGTAGAGGATTTTGTTTTTACTACACAAGATGAAGATGATTTAGGTATAAACTTTGATGCAGCAGATGTAGTGTATGCTGGATACAATTCATTGTTTAGTGAAATAAATTGGTTTTATCCAAAAGCAGGATCTACGCAAATAGATAGAGTAGTTAGTTACAATTACCAGGAACAACTATGGACTATAGGGTCCTTATCAAGAACAACTTATTATGACAAAACTATTTATGATAACCCTTATGCTACAGAATATAGCACTACTGCTATACCTAGTTTTCCTATTATACAGGGTGCTACAGCTACAAATGGAGCTACAACTTTATATGCACATGAAAAAGGAGTTAACCAAGTAAAAACTGATGGCACTACTACTGCAATCATAGGTAGTATTGAAAGTGGTGACTTTGAGGTAGAAGGTGGAGGCGGCATACGTGGAGAGTTTTTTATTAAAATAAGAAGATTTATACCAGACTTTAGAGCTCTAACAGGTAATGCTAAAGTTACTATTAATTTAAAAGATTTTCCTAGTGATACTGAAGCCAGTAGTAGTTTAGGTCCTTTTACAATATCTTCATCAACACAAAAAGTAGATACAAGAGCAAGAGGTAGAGCAGCTAGTTTAAAAATAGAAAACATTACTACTGGTGAAAACTGGAGATATGGAACATTTAAAGCAGATGTCCAACCTGATGGTAGACGTTAATGTATGGACATTAAAAACATAGTAAGTATTGATCATGAAAATATATGGAAAAGTGATCATACGTCAAATCCTTATGCAATTGTTTTAAACGCAAAAAAAATATGGAAATTTACTAAACATGAATGGCCTGATCAATATAAATTTTACTCAGATATGATTAAACAAAATGCAGAAGATTTTAGATGGGGTTTACACAAACAAAAGTCTTTTAAATTGTTAACCATAAAAGAATACTGTTATTTTATGGCACCACCTGATATAATATACAGAGCTATAAGGAAAGAAGATGGTAAGAAAAACAAAAGATCCATTAAAAGGAACAGGTAAAAAACCAAAGGGTAGTGGTCGTAGATTGTATACAGACGAAAACCCTAAGGATACAGTACGTATTAAATTTGCGACACCAGCTGATGCAAGAGCAACTGTTGCAAAAGTAAAAAAGATTTCAAAACCTTATGCTAGAAAAATACAAATATTGACTGTTATGGAACAACGTGCGAAAGTTATGGGTAAAACGGAAGTAGTAAGAATAGCAAAAGCTGGTAAAGTAGCATTAAAAAAAAGGAAACAAATTGGCTAAAATTAATACATTTATTCCAGAACCAAAAGAAGAATATAATATTGAAAACCAAAGATTAATTAATTTAGCCTTAACTCAAATTATACAAAAATTAAATTTTAGTTATCAACAAGAAATTAAAAATGAACAACAAGCTTTTGAATATTTTTTATCATGACAATACAATATAAAAACCAAGGTTTTAAACAAACTGATACAAGTAAAACTACAGTATTTACATGTCCTACTAATGGAACAGTTATAGTTAAAAGTATTTATTGCGCTAATAATGATGCGTCATCAGCTATTTTAGTTAATATGAATTTTGTTGATTCATCTGATTCTAGCACGGAGTATGAATTTTTTAGAGATGACGTGCCAGCTAAATCACAAGTAAACGCTACACCTCAAGGTTTAAATTTAGAGGCTGGTGATGCTATAACTGTACAAGCTGCTACAGGAAGTAGTAAAATACAAGGCTTAATAAGTTATGCTTTAATAGATCGTTCTCAAGAGAATGGATAAAATCAGTTCTGCTATTTTTAAAGTAGATCAAGCTTTAGATAAAAAAGTTTGTAAAAACCTGTGTGATCATATAGAGGTAAGTCCTAGTATTAAAGCTACGATGTTAAAAAATGATGGTGATTACGTAGATACTAAACATAGAAATGTTTATACTGTTCCTTTAAACCTTAATAACGAACATGATGTTCTATATCAAAAATTAATATTTAAGACCTGTAGTAAAGCTATTACAAATTATCAAAAGATATTTACAAGTTTACATCAAGAGTTAAAACTAGAATCAATAAATTTATTAAAATATAAAACAGGTAATTTTTATAAAAAACATACTGACTCTTTCCATCAAGAAAATAGACAACTTTCTTTTATAATTAATTTAAACGAAGATTATAAAGGTGGAGAATTGATTTTTTATTATCCTAACGATAGGCAGTTTGCATACAGTAAAGTAGAATTAAAAACAGGAGATTTAGTTATGTTTCCTAGTAATTTTATGTACCCTCATTCTGTACAACCTATTTTATCTGGCACTAGATACAGCATAGTTTGTTGGTTTAGTTAATACTTGATTTTTTCTAGTATTTATAGGATATTGTTTTTATGAAAACAATACAATGCACCTCACAAGAAACTTACAGAAATAAAAAGACTAACTTAAGATATGCCTCTAAAGAAGATGCTCAACATGACGTAGACAATCCAAATACAGATACCAAACAAGAGGATATAGTGTGCGATGTAAATATTATAGTGCCAAAAGAAGCTTTGTCTATGATAAGTAAAACCAAAGATGAAAATTAAATACGACAGGTTTTATTATAATCCTTTACCAGAAGAATTAATGATAGGTGTAAGTAACACTCATGGACATGGTGTCTTTGCAAAATTTGATTTGCCTAGAAAGTATGATTTAGGTATGAGTCATATAAAAATACCAATAATACACGGATATGTTAGAACTCCGATGGGAGGTTTTTTAAACCATAGTGACGAACCAAACTGTCGTTTGTTTATTGATTTAGACTGGGATGATTATGTTGTATATAAAGTTATAACGATTAAAAAAATAAAAAAAGGTAAAGAGTTGTTATTGGAGTATGGCTCGTGATTCCTTCAGGTGGAACTGAAATACAACATCGTTTTCTATCACACTATGTTGATGATAATTTATTAGACAATTTTCAAATATGCACATCAATACCAGGTAAAGTAGAATTAAGCAAAGATAAAATAAATATACTTTGGCAAAAAAATAGTCACAATCAACCTAATATATATCCGTGGTTTGAAGATAAAAGTAATCACGATAAATTTGATTGGTATGTTTTTAACAGTCATTGGAATTATGAAAAGTATAGATATAGATTTGATATACCTACTAACAAATGTCATGTGATAAAAAATGGTGTAAACAATTTTCCTAAAATTACACCTTTTAAACATGGTGATATGGTTCGTATGCTTTTTCACGTAACTCCGTGGAGAGGTCTTAATGTTTTACTTGGAGCTATGAGTTTATTAAAAGACTGTAACGTGCATGTAGATGTGTTTAGTAGTTGTAAAATATACGGAGAGGAATTTGAAAAAGCAAACGACAGTCAATATGAACCATTGTATGAACAAGCAAGAAAATTAGAAAATGTTACTTACATAGGATACAAAGAACATTCGTTTATACAAAAATATATTTATCGCTATCATATGTTTGCATACCCTAGTATATGGGAGGAGACAAGTTGTAATGCAGCTCTTGAATCAATGGCTGCTGGATTATTTTGTATAGTTACAAACTTTGGTGCTTTGTATGAAACTTGTTCTGAGTTTCCTGTATACGTGACCTATGAAAAAGATACTAAGAGACTTGCTAGTAAGTTTGCATCTGCGATACGTCAAGCAGTAAACACGATACACGAGCCAGAGATATTTGAACATCTACAAATGCAACAAAACTTTGTAAAAAAATTTTATAGTTGGGATAAGAAAAAGATAGAATGGACAAATTTTTTACAAGGTGCATTGAATGAAAGAAATTAAATTATTTGTAGCAACACCAGTCCATAGTGATGTATCCATACATTACATGCAATCTATGTTGAAGTTTCAAGCTGAGTGTTTATCTAAAAGTATTTACATTACTATAGACATGATGAAAAGTTCTTTGGTAACACAAGGTAGAAACACATTAGTGTCTCACTTTTTATCTGACGATTGTACGCATCTTTTGTTTATAGACAGTGACATATTATTTTATCCTAATTCTATTTTTAAAATGATAGATAAAGATGTTGAGGTATGTAGTATACCTTACCCCATGAAATTAATTAATTGGGATAAGGTATTTGAAAAAAATTACGATATATCTAGTATGACAAAATTACAAAAACATACAAGTGGTAATAAATTTCCTGTTAAGATAAAAGATAATGAAGATAATGTTTCATTTACTAATGAGATGATTGAGTTAAATTATGCTCCAACTGGCTGTCTTTTGTTAAAAAGAGAAGTGTTTGACAAACTTATAAAAGCTTACCCTAACAAAATTATACATCAGGAAAGTATGGTAGATGGAAAGATGACAATAAAACCTAACTTGTATAACTTTTTTGACACTCATTATGACGAGAAACATAAAAGATATTATGGAGAAGACTTCGCTTTTTCTAAATTATGGCGTGATATTGGTGGTAAATGTTATGCTTTGATAACAGAATATATAACTCATGTAGGAGAATATCAGTATACAGGAAGACTAATAGATGAAATGATACCTGTAGGTATTGATAAGCTCGATAAAAAGAGTTAAACTATACTTAACATACTAAAGGAGTTATTATGGCATTTCCAGTTTTAGCAATGGCAATAGGAGCAGGTATAGGAGGCTTATACACAAAAGCATCAGGTGGCTCTAATCGAGATATGATAAAGAATATGTTTTTAGGTGCAGCACTTGGAGCAGGTGCAGGAATGGCAGCACCTGGAATGTTGGGTGCAGCTGGAGGTGCAGGCACATCTAGTTATACAGCTGGTCAAGGTTTAGCTAGCACGTTAGGTTTGTCAGCAGGTAAAGCTAAACTTGCAGGAGCAGCCGCAGTTGCAGCACCACTTATGACACCAAGTGCACAAAAACCAGAGGGTTTTAAAATGCCATTTAGTGATCAAATGTATGCAGATGAGTATGCTAAAGGGCAAGAACAAGTAAAAGGTTTAGGAGATAGGTTTAATTATGACACAGTAACAGGAGGAGATAGACAGTTTCAAAATTTATATAATTACCAACAACCTAATCAAGTTTATGCTTTTTCACAAGGTGGTATAGTTGATGCTTTACCTAAATATAGAGAGGGTGGAGATGTACAATATTTACCAAGTAAACTTGATCACGATGAAAAAGATGTAAGTAATTATGTTAGAGCAGCAGGATATATAGAAGACGCAACAGATATGGCAGATAAAGATAAAGATACTATGCTTGCGCAATTAGCGGATGGAGAATTTGTAAGTAGAGCTGATGCAGTGTTGGGTGCTGGTATTATGAGCGGAGCTAATCCAAAAGATTTTAAAGATATGAGAAAAAAAGGAGCTAAATATTTTTATAACCAACAAGATCAGTTAAAAAGAATATATGACATGGTAAGCTAATGAAACTTACTGATGAGATATGGGATCTGTTAGAACCTGCTGCTAAAATAGGAGATAAAGCCACTAGAGAAGATATTGAGAATGGTTTAAAAAAAGGTGAGTTTCAATTGTTTATAAATAAAAAAAGTGCCGCAATAACTGCATCTATAAAAAATACACTTCGTATTGGCTTAGCAGGTGGCAACCTTAAAGATTTAGTAGAGCTTGAAAAAACCATAGTAGAGTTTGCTAGATCTAGATATTACAATTGTGTAGATATTTTAGGTAGAGGAGGATGGGAAAGAACTCTACCAGGTTATGAAAAAAAAGCAGTGTTACTTAGAAAGG